TTAATTTTTCTTTCGATACATTCATTACACTCTCCGATTGTCTTTTCTTTGTAATCTTTTTCATCTTATTTATATACGCTCTATAAACACCAGCTTGAGATGTTTTACCCATCTCTTTTGCTCTTTGTTCCATAGCAACTGCTGCTTGTATTTTGTGAGCGTGTTTTTTACCACTACCATTTATTTTACTTACACTAGCTTTTGCATCTTTTACCGTTGCAAACTTCAATCCTTTAATAGTTCCCTTTGGGTTCTCATCCGTATATAAATCCGAATGTTTCTTTGAACCTGCAGGTTGTCCCTTTTTTCTTGGGATTCTTGGATTAGACTTTTTAGGCACCTGTCTTCACCTTAGTGGTTTTTTGTCCTTTACTTTTTTCACCACCTTTTTTAGCATCACCTGCTTTTTTCTGTGCAGCTCT